CCTTCTTCTGCTGCTTGAGCTTGTTCTCCAGTTCCTTGTTGGCCGCGCCGGCCGCCTTGGCGCCTTCAACCTGCTTGCTGAAGTCGATCAGCCGGTCCTTGGTGTTGCTCTCCCGAGCTTTTCGCTCTTCGTCGTACTTCTTCCGGCGCTCATCGGCAGCGGCTACCTGATCCTCAGATGCCTTGACGGCCGCTGCTCGCTCAACCTCGATCTGATCGATACTGGCTTGGCGCGCCTGCTGAGTCACCTCAATAGAGCGCGTCAGCCGGTTCTGGACGTCAGCGAACGACTCATCGTTGAAGATGGCCGCGATGGTGTCTTTGAAGGCGACGCCATAGGCGATGACGCGATCGAAGCCTGAGGCGAACTCGACGACGATCCGCTGGATGTACGAGCGCAGCGTCTCGGGGACTTCGAGAAATGCCGTCTTTAGCGATTCGACGAGGTTTTCGCCATCCAGGCCGATGATGTCCATCGACTCAGAGAAGTTGCGCTCCAGGATCTCCAGAGTCGCCTTGAAGTCTTCCCCGTAGTACTTGACGCTCTCGCCCAGGGCCTTCATGTACCCTTCGAACTGGCCGGACTCCAGCATCATGTTCAGTTCGGTCAGGGCATCGTTCGCCACCTTGACCGAATCAGCCATAGCCTGGCCAAGCCCCTGCTGGTTGATCAGCCGGTAGGTCTGGTCCCAGGTGTCTCCCAGGTTGGAAATCTGACCATCAACAGTCTTGGCGCGGGCCTCCATGGCGCCGGCGAAGTCCACCAGGCCCAGGTTCATGAGGTAGCCCTCAATCTCCTTGGCATTCTTCCCGATCGTAGTGCTCACGCCGCGGAAAGTTAGGGATACCTTGTCACCCTGCTGGCTCGACGTAATGCCGAATTCCTTCAGGCGCTCGAACTCGCCGGTGGCAGCGTCGGCCACAGCCTCGATCATCTGATTGAGGTCTTTCCCCATGGCTGCGGCAGTGTTGCCGTATGACATGAGCGCTTTTTCGGACGGAGTAAGGCCCAGGTTCACCAGTTTGGTGAAGCCCTCGACGGCCTGGTCCAGGCTGTACGGGGTCTTGGCTGCGAATTCCTGCAAGGCCTGGAAAGCAATGGCTGCTTTTTCGGTGCTGCCAGTGGCAGTCACCAGGCCAGCATTCAGCTTGTCGAACTGACGCTGGACCTCGACCGCCTTGCTCAGGGATGCGAAAGCAGACACAGCGGCGGTCAGCGGAGCAATGATCCGGCCCATAGAAGAGGCCATGCCGGAGAAATTCTTCTCGACCGACTGAGCGCTCTTGTCCGAACTGCCGGAGAACTGCTTGATCTTGCTCTCGCCCTTATCGAGTTCGCGCCGCAGCCCTGCAGTCGTAGCCTCGATCCGAACCAGCATGTCGGAGATGTTTTGCGGATCAGCCACGGCTTTCTCCCAGGCATAAAAAAACCCGCCGAAGCGGGTTGTATGATTTCACTGTGGTCTATCTGATCTTGCTGACCTTCGTCGAGCCGCACTGGGAGCATCTCCAGCCGCCGAACTTGACGCTGATCAAGATCCATACGATCAGCCACCAGCCCAGGGTTACCAAGGTCAGCAGCAGGTGGAGGATATGGTTGGTTCCCTTTCTCCAGACGATTACCTGCGCGTCGCAGTTCTTGCAGTATCCGCCTTTACGTTCTTCAGCCATGCCGGAGCTCTCTCGTGAAACTGATCACACTATTTCGGCAGCATAGCGCATTTCTTGATCAAGACTAGGCAGCCTGCGCGCTCTTCCTGGTCGCCACCGCCACCCGCAGCGCGGTCTTGGTCTCCCGGGCGATCGCCTTCTTGTCCGGGCCTTCCATCTTCGGCGCTGCCAGTGGGTTCGTCTTCACAGCGAACTCGAAGGCGCCTTCGCAGGCCAGGAGGATCTCGGGCACCAATGCGTCCCAGGCATCCCGGGGAGACCACCGGAGCCAGCCGGTAGCCATGGCGAAAATCTCATCGACATAGCTACCATTGCCGGAACGCTTTACGCGTTTCCCTGCTCGGCCTCGGGCTCAGCCTCATCAGCGGTGCGAGCGCTGGGGTTGAGCATCGCGGTCAGGTAGGGCATTACCTCGGGGACCACCACGCCGATACCGGCATCCCATATCGCCTCTTCCAGCGCTTCGAGATCCTTGGGCTTGGTGGACAGGCCGGCGCCGATGGCGATGACTGCTGCAGTGGCTGCGAAGTTGAGCACCTGCAGTTGCTGGAAGGCCGGAGCCAGGCCGCCGAAGCGCGCCTCGATACCCTTGACGGCCTTCAGCGTGAATTTGAGTTCGTACTTCTCTTCGCCGACGTTGACGAAGGTAGTGCCGTGATCGGTCTTGCTCATGGTTCATTCTCCAAAGGGGATGCAGCGAAAAAGAGGGCCCTGGCGTCCCGGAGCCCTGGAGGAAGCGAGAATCAGGAAGCGGCTTCGTAGATCTCGGAGTTGATGCCGACGCTGTAGCTGCGGCGCACGACGTCGCCGTTCGCGATGTTGGTCTTGCGGTCGCTCATCACCTTGCCGGCGAAGTAGTCGACT